CCTCGTGGGACAGTTCCTCAACTGGCACAGTCAGGGTGTGGTTGTGGTAGTGTGGCACAGACGCGAGCAAGACGCTCCATCTGTTCAATCTTACTCTCTCCCTGATATACCATTTTCATGGATGTCATGGCAACCAGTACAAATAAGACATAAAGCATAGGATTTTTAGACATGATCAGAACAGAATCGATCGAACTTCAGCAGATAGTTCCTCATGAGACCAACGATCATTCAGATCCATGATGTCATCTTCGAAGTCCATCTCTTGACTGTCGAGCAATTCAAGCAATTTACGATCAAGCATAACATCATCGGTCGTGGAGTAGAAATTGAAAGCGTCGTTCATTGGTTTGCGTTGGTTACTTGGTTAGTCTAAGGTCAGTCGTTGCCCAAATACATGTATCCCAGACACTTTGCAAGGTGTCCTTCCAGGTCATAATCGTGGATGCCATGCCGATCTGCTGTATTCTTTACAATAGAAATCGGAGCACCCCACATCAAGTCAATCAGAAACTTAAGTTCTGCCTCACTGAGAGTAATGTCAACATGTTTCATGGTCATAGAAATTGAAGCACAGATGGTTTGAGTGGTTTAAGTATCTGCATAGCACTATAGGGTGTGGTATCCTGAATGTCAACCACATCTCCTACTTTGATTGAGTTGATAGGTGCGTAGTATTTTTTTGTTTTAGGTTTGTAGAATCCCCAGATGGATTTAACTTGCTCGGAAGTGTAACTAAATTGATAATGGTTAACAATCCAAATACGAACAACACCACGAGAGGGAGTGTCATATTCGTAAGAGTATCCTTTAGGCGGGACATGTGGAAAATCAATCATCAGCAGTACACGGGGGAGTAATCTTTGCCAGCATATGCTTCAGTGTTGAAATCAGTGACCTCAGCACCGTTGGCGAGATACTGACGGATGTCGTAGAGAGCGTCAGACTTGACACGAGTGGTGAAAGAAGTCATCTGAGAGAGTTCTTCAGTGGGGTGCCAGATGATACGCTTAACAAAACGCTTGCCACCAGCGACAGGGTAGAAGTCGATCTGAAGGGCAGAGGTTTGGAGTTGCATTGGTGTCTCTCGATTACCTTGTAATCATACAGCATGGAAAAGGGGTCTGACGACCCCCTGTGACACTTCTTCAACTGTCCCCGAGACACGGCACCACATCAATAGCACCTGTTACCTTCGGATCCTTCTCCAAATGTTTAATGAAATGTGCAATGTCATCCAGATCATACATCACAACTTGCTGTTGTGCAGAGTATCCTGGTTTCTTCAAACGCTTCCAGAGGATGCGGTAACGATTCATAGAGTAGATCCTTTGTTGAACTTAGCGATGTCACTCATGGTGATGTGTGCAGCATACTCATATGAGTTGGGTTTGTCAACTGGTTCGTCATCTAAATTAACTGGACGATGACCCATGATCAATTCCATCGCTGCAGTAGCATTTGCTTTACGCTTATCATGATATTTGATGATCTCGTTAATCTCATCCTTCAAATCATTATAGAACAGAAGGACACTAACTTCGTCATCCTCAAGATATTCATTAAGCGTGTCTGCTAGGCGATCTTTACGCTGTCGTGCATACTCTGCTTTCCAGTCAGTCATTAGTTAAACTCCTCATTACGGCGACGGTCAAGGTATTCTAGCACTTCAGAGCGCCATTCCATCAACTCATGGAAACATTCTTGGTTATGAGCACACTGGCGCAACTCTGGATCTGGTTTTAGGACACTCTCGTAGAAGAGACCAAGAGCATCTCTACGCTTATCGTGTTTCTGGTAATCCATGGTAGTCTAGCGTGGTAATACTATGTAAACGATAATAAACTAGATTTGGTGCGTTGTGCAGCAATCTTAATGTATTCTTCATCAATCTCGAACCCCATCCACTTACGATCCAGCGACTGCGCCACCAGGGCAGTGGTGCCTGACCCCAGAAAGGGGTCCAGGACCGTCTCTGATGCCTCTGTAGTGAGTTGGATGCAGTTGCGTACCAACTGCTCAGGGAAGGGGGCAGGATGCTGCTTCTGGCGGTCAGGTGGAATCACCCATACTTCACCACGATACTGTGGGTCAACAGCATCACGAAACACCTTGGGTTTCTTTTTACAGAACCAATAGATGTGTTCAGTGCATGGCACTAGAATATCATTGCGAATGTTAGGTGAGTTGCGTCTGTCCCAGATGATAAGTTGATACAGTTGTGCATCACTATGTGCAATGAAATCTGTAGGCAGGTAGCATCTATTCTTGTGTCGTCGTGGTTTGTGATTGAAGAAGATGCTACCATCATCTTTAATCACCCTATGACACTCATTCAAGAATGCTACCATCCATGCCTGATACTCTTCCTCTGGCATATCATCACCGTAGGTAGAATAATCAATGTTAAACTTACCCCAGATCTGATTACCACGCTTAACATTACCAAGCAGACCTTTCTTGTTGTATGGAGGAGATGTGATGATACAATCAATAGAGTTGTCATCCAACTCACGCATACCTTCGATACAGTCTTTATTGATAATCATACAAACAGGTTGAGATGAATGTGCCAGAGAACATTATAGCGGTTGGATTTGGATTTTTTACCCTCACGCTGGAAGTGAAACAGAGTCTTACTACCAAGTTTGAGGTGTACACCCCCACTCAAGAATTTCCACTCTGCATCCTTAATCTTATCAAGGATCTCCTGATAGGTCAACTCATACTCTTGAGTTGGCATGTGGTTGTATACTACATGAGTAATGTCATCACCATTACGAATGATCAGATCAACAATCTTCTCTTTGTTGGCATCAAGGAATTGCTTGAATGCCTCTACCTGAGCAGGATCAATCTCTTTGATGGTGCGACGATCCTTACCATTGTAATCATACTCCGCGTTGCCACAGAAATGACGAATAAATGCAGCGGACAACCCAGTAATGCCTAGGGTTTCCATAAAATGTTTTTGTGTGGTTAGATGCACCTGGGTAGAAGTGCCGCTAGCATTCTTGATGCTCTTGCGAACATCACCACTCTGACCATCAATCTTAGTGCGTGATCCACCAACTTGAGTCAGTCCATGAGCATCACAGACTGCTTTCTCTTTGATGTCAGAGTATTCTTCGCGGATTTTGTAACCTTGTTCAGCAGTCAGTGGCATGTGAGTCAGCGGGAGTGGGTTCTTCTTTCTTGGGTTTGTTTTCTACTTTAGAATAGTCTAGTTCTGCACCGTATGCTGTATTGAATGCTACGCAAACGAATTTGAGTGCAGGATCTTCTTTGGGTTTAGGTTTGGCACCAGCAGCACGAAGTTGCCTCCATGTCATCACATCATCGTGAGGGCGTTGTGCTTTGTAAAATGGTTCCAGAGCAGCATACTCACGAACTGTGAGTGTGTGTCGAGGAGGGAGCGTGCCTTGTGTCATACTTCTAGCAGAGACAGTTGTTCGAATCGAATGTGGTCATCACAGGAATCATCATCCTGTAGGTCAATCATATCAGTGTCGGTGTGAGTGAGGAGTTTGCCGAAAAGAAAATCAACAAACTCAAGATCTTCTTTAGAAAACATTGGTCCAGCGATCGTGTTGAGCAAGAGTGATGCGTCCTTCATTCAACATGTTATCACACACATTGATAAAAACTTGGAACTTTTCTTCGCGGGTGAGGCAGTAGGGAACTGCCGTAGTCTTCACAACCTTGAGGATTTGTGCTTTAGTCATCATCAGGCGAGAGAAGTGTAGGTGTGGTCAGGATAGATGCCGTATTCTTCACAACGGCACTCGTAAGCAATACGCTTCAGCAACTCAATGTCGTATGATTCGATACTGTTGAGAATCTGGCGGCGAAGTTGCTTGGTTTCCGTGTTGTCAGTGATCATGGGTCGTTCCCTTGACTACCTTAGTAGTATAAGGGCAAAACCATCCCGCCTGGGGGTGGGATGGACAGTTCTCAAACTGGATTGACTTCCTCAATCTGAGTCACTGGCACCCTATGCTCACCTGCTACGAGATACCAATGCTCTCCATCTTCCTCACCAAGATACTTCAATTCATCTTCGGGGAATGAATTCTCTCTCAGCATCGCTTGGAGTTGCAAATGCATCAATTCACTTTTTGTAGGACTGTTCATTTTGTCTCAGCAATGTCCTACCACAGTAGCACAGGTACTAACCGTCTGTCAATGGTCTCGCTGTGTTCTGCCAAACAATATCACCATATGCATCTACAACATATGCATGAATGTAATGATCTTCATCAGGACAATACTCTGGTGATGGGAACCACGATCCAGCATTGAGTGAAGCAATTGTTTCATCTTCAAATCTAATTGTATTAAACAACCCCTGCTTCATGATGTCTAAAATGTAATCATCAATAAATTCAGAATAGAATGCATTAACCACATTCTTCTTTGCTTCGTCTAGTTGATTATATTTTGTGAGGTCAAAGTATACCAGCACACACTGATATCTCTGTGCATATGATGCAATCAAATCAAATAATTGTAGTTCGTTACCTTGTACAATCATGCTCCTGCTCCATCATCCATTTGATTTTCAAGGTTTTTAATAAAGTCTTCTAACCACTCTCTTCTTTCTGCTTTTTGTTCATCTGTGAGTTCAAGTTCAGTTGGTGCATCTTGTACTTGAGAACCATTCTGTACTTTATCATATTCTAGCAGCAGTCTGCTGAAATAATTACTCTCAGTAAGAGACTTCAGAACCAGATAGTTTGCAATCTTTTCTCTGAATAGTTTCAAATAATGTTTTCCAATAGGAAGATACTGAGTTTCAGTTGTCAAATATCCTTCACCAGGATAATCTACAGAATATACATTTTTATAAAAATCTGGAGAAATAGGAAATTTAGTAGATTCAGGATCTACAGAAAACTCAGTTTGATCAGTTAATTCTCTCAGTTTCTGTCTGTACACTGTGTATAGTTCTCTATCTTCAGCACCGAGTGGAGAATCAGATGCCAGTGCCCAGTCAGTTTCAGACAGCAGGAAGTTTCTTGCAAGTCTTAGACTGAATGGAGAAACTTCCTTCTGCTTTTGATACATGCGTGTGAGTTCTAGTTGGAACTCAGTGTTCTCAATAGAATCAATAAGATAATATGATTCTACTAGTTTATTCTTTAGTGCGAGACCTTCAGCAGCACCAAGTTGCTCCATCTCATAGTCAACCCATTCATATTCACCAGTCTTAAAGTTCTTCTTGAAGCGTCTACGCTTAGCATAATATGTTTCATTAGTAAACCAACTAAACATAATTAGTTTATCCTTGTCACTATCCCATAGAGGATACAAGAATGGTGCAATCTCATCCTTCCAGAGACTGTCAGGGATGGTCTTTGACATCCCATTATATGTAATTTCCTGCTGAACAGTGTCAAGTTGGACTTGCAACACAGGTATGTCAGATGAATTATACGTTGACATGTTGTTGAATATAGTCTCCAGATGTATTTAGAACGCTTTGATCAGATACTTACATAATCTGTATGGGTGAACCAATGGAATATCAAAGTCAGGATCAAGTGATGCCACTGGTTCAACCTTAGTAGTTGATTTCATTGTGAGTCTAGCATCAGTTGCACCGAGACCAGAACTGTATGTAATCGATGGACCAGTCTCACCCTGAACAGTATATGTTAGAGAGTCAATCGCTGGTTTTGAAATAGCACCAGCACTTGGTACGAATACCAGTTCAGTAACTTTCTCTTTCCACAGAATAATTTCAGCAATACCATAGTGGTCACTATTGAAATCATTATCATTTGCTCCAGATGCAACAGATCTGGGTTGTTCAATCTTAAACTTTGTACCAGTCTGTTTTGCAGCTGCAGGTAAAGCAACAGAATATGTATACCACTTAGTATCACCAGAAGCACCATCCCATGCCTGAGATACTGCAGGAACATCACCAATAATAGGATCAGTTCTAGTTGCATTTGGATTGACAATAGTATCAATCAACTGCCATGTTGTAGAACCAGACAACTGATAATATACTCTAAGTGTTTCTTCTGGTGTGTCACCACCATTTACACCATTACCTCTACAACATTTAATCGAGAAATAATTGACATTTGTACAGTCTGCACTAACTGTTTCAGCAAATCTAGTTTTATCTGTTTGAATACTTTGTCCACCAAACTTCAGATATCTTGTATATTGCTGCGAAGAGTTTGTTGTTAATGTCAAATCACTTACAGTTCCTGCTGCAGTATCAATTTGAGCATTAACAATAGTACCGCCAGCAGCACCATTCATGATATAAACATATGGTATTTCTTGGTATCCAGCACCACCACTTGCTAATGTAACACTGGTTACTGTGTTAGAACCAGAGAGTGTACATGTTGCTGTTGCTGCCGTTGTAGCACCACCGCCAACAATATAGACATCTGGAGTTGCAGTTGGTAGTTTAAAGTCACCTGCTGTTCCTTGACCAGAACCACTACTATAAACATCAATATCCCAGTCATCTGCTGTTGCAGATCCTTTTGTAATTACATCACCAACAGATACTGTAGTTATACCACCTTCATATCCAGTGATGACACCCAGAGCAACTTTTACATATCCACCACTACCACTAGATGTTGATCCACTACTAGAACCAGATGCAGACACACCAGAACCACCACTACCAACAACAACGGTTGCAGATGCAGGATTATCCATATCTTCCCATGGTGTGTTTCCATTCCAGGAACCACCGCCTCCACCGCCGCCTCCACCAGGAGTCCAGTAATCATTATTATATGATACAACTAACCTTACTTTACCTGTTGTTCTTCCTGATGTAGCCAGTGAACCATTAGTGAAGTAATCAGTTCTGTAAGAACTTACACCCGTTAGTCCACCGCCACCACCACCGTGACCACCATCAGCACCAGGACCACCACCAGGACCAGAAGAACCACCGCCGTTACCAATACCACCGAAGGTAAGACCGTTGACAGCACATCCGCCGCCACCGCCTCCGCCGCCACCACCGACGCAACCGTAGTAACCACCAGTACCACCAGCACCAGCACCTAGGGCAGATGTTGTTGACTGCAACCCTGCAGGGGGACCGTTACCATTGGCACCAGCACCGCCATCATATCCATCAGCACCAGCTCCACCGCCGCCACCAGCACCGATAACAGTTTGTGTTCCTCTTCTCAGAAGAGTTGATGCACCACCACCGCCGCCATCAGCATCAGCGTGACCTTCACCACCAGCACCGCCGCGACCTGAGTGAGATGCACTACCACCAGTTGGATTATCAGTAGTACCATCTACACCATTATATCCAATCTGGACATTCCAGTTTTGTTGTGTAAATGAACTGAGTTGATCAGATCTTAACTCAGCATATACTCTGCTACCATATGCACCTTGTCTGCCACCTCTAGCATTACCACCCTTTGCACCATGAACATAAAATGCAACTGATGTTGGGTTAGCAACTTGAGTCAGGTTAAAAGATCCATCACTAGTTAATTCTGTGTCTAGTGTTCCACTCTGTCCACCAACAAATACGTTTACACCATTGGTTCCTTGACCATATGGTGGATATCCAATGAGTCCGCCAATACCACCGCTACTTGGATTACTTGGATAATCTGCATATGGATATCCATTACCAGATGTACCATTTCCTCCGTTAGTTCCAGCAAGACCAGTGTTTTCACCCCCACCCTCTGTGCCATTTGTAACTGTAGTACCGCCAGCACCACCAATACCACCTTGAAGTCCACTAGATGCTCCACCTCTTTGTCCACCATTTGCAGTGAGATCGATCTTACTTCCATCACCAATTGTTAATCTACTAGCAGTTCCACTATTTCCTTGAATAGTTCCAGCAGCACCAGATCCACCACCACCAACAACAATATATTGTAAGGTTTTTGGATTACCAGTTATATTTGTAAAATTGATGCTGTAGTTACCAGGACTGGTAAATTCCCACTCATTAGAATAATCATAAACTGGTGTACCACCAGTTGTTATATTTCTACCGCCAATAATAGAGTTTGTGGAGAATCTTAGAAACTCTGGGTTTGGAATATATGTTTGGAACTCATATGATCCAGCACCATTTGCACCAGATGCAAGATAGTATTGATCATTCTCTGGTTCAGTAGGATCTTTAATACTACCATTGCCACCTGCACCACCAAGATAATCAAATACATCATAGGTTGCAACAGTATTATCTGTATTTGCAACTCTCAGTAGTCCATGCTTGTGTGTAAATACCTGACCTGTTGTTGGATACCATCTAGAAATTCTACCAGATCCAAGTTTATAATCTACAAGATATCTATCACCACTACTCTCTTTAATCCATTCTTCACCACCAGGAATACTGTGATACATGGTGTGGTTGTGTTGTGGAGCACCAGGAACTCTGGACTCTCTCATGGTAACAGTTACTGACTGAGATCCAATGATAGTACAACCAGTATTCTCAGTAACTTGTTCATATCCAGAGGTTACAATTCTACCCAGAGAGAAATAATCATCCTGAGATTCTTTAGCAAAATACCAGAATCCACCTGTAGTTCCTACACCCAATGTACTGTTGCCAGCATTAGGAGAGTTGTTACCAAATACAGGACCATTGCCAACGATTTTCTTTGCTTTTGTATCAGGAACTTTAAATGTTCCTAGATTAGGATCTCCCCACCATTCAAATACATTATTGGTGTTGATTCCTTGAATAGATCCAGTGGTAGAATTCCATCTAACTTCCACTTGAGCACCAGTTCCACCACCACCTGTTAAAGTGACAATAGGTGCAGATGTATATCCAGATCCACTGTTTGCTACACTAATTGAAGTGACAATACCGTTAGTAGTGTCAACACTAGCATATGCAACTGCCTGAACACCATTTGTTGCTTGCGGCGCAGTAATATTGACAATGGGTGCCGATGTGTATCCAGATCCACCATTAATTATATCAATTCCACTACTGGATGCACCACCATATTGAGTTCCGATAACAGCGTAGAGAGCAGGATAGTCTGCAATATTATATTCCGTTCCATCACAATACAAATATCCTTCATGTGTATATGCTGGATCATCACCAGTATTATAGGAATTTCCACTAGTTTCAGAAAGTTTTGGAAATGATCCACCTGCAGGGCGATAGTGATGATCAAATGAGTTTTGTGTGCTCTTTAAATTGGGCACAATAGCTCCCACTGGTGTGGTGTCCACCAGCATATCTGTTAAGAATCCCTGTCTTGCGTTTCTATAACTCTGTACCATTACTATTAGATCTTAATTAGGTATTCCATAACGATAAATGGAGCACATGCAGAATCAACAGATACTGATGCGTCTGCTCCGATAGTCATTGTTGTTACTAGATTTTCTGGTGGAACAACAATTGCTTGTGTTTTAACTTTATAATTGTGATCACCTCTTTCCAAATCAATTCTGTGGTTGTGACTTGTAGGATCAGTTCCAGCAGCAATTGTTAAATCAACTGTATCTGTAGAAACATTCTCAACATCTGTTGTAGCAGTTCCCTCTTTTACTGCAAAATTAGATTGCATTGGAAGAACATCATAAAGACTATTACCATTGAAATCAGTTGGAACTCCAGGGTATCCTTGATCATATGTTACAGGAACATCGATAGTATTCGTTGCAACTGTTGGGTTTCCAGAATACAAACAAGCACCAAATAAACCCCAAGTATTTTTATACTGTGCTGTCTCACCATCGATAGCACCCTCTAATGCACCACCATCAACGCTAAAAGAACTGTTAGTAATACATCCATATGTATAGGTAGATTCATTTGCTCCAAAAATACAACCACCCCAGTAAATGGTCTCTTGGAATCCAGAAACATTAACAGAAGTAGGTCCGCCACCATCGCCAGGACTCCATTTATGAATTGCCAGACAAGGTTCTGCACCACTTCCAGGTTCATTACTGGAATTTGTAGTTTCATCTAACCAATCTTGAATAGCGATAGTAGATGCATTTAGAAGTCCAGTTCTTCCTTCTGCCAATGGATTATCAGAATCCGTCTCAAGAACTCCCATGTTTCTAGCTCTAACAGCACCATGGAAGTGTGCATGTGGGTGAATTGCTGTTTCTTCTACACCTTCATTATCAGTATAGTGAGTGTCCCCAGCATAATTCCATCCAGGTCTTCCTCTAATAGCAATCTCTTGACTTGGTACAGTTATAGAACCAGAGTATGTGATTCTAACATCTGTACCAATAGCAGATGTTGCCTCAATACCAATTCCAGATCTGCTAATTTCATTACCAGCTGCGTTGGGAAGTCTGATGTTATTATAAACACCAGCGTTAGCACCAGATGTTGGTTCTGGATACTTAGAACCAAGATCTGGAACAACAAACTGGTTGTCAGTTACCGTATCAAACAGTTCTCCATCAATTGTTCTTCTAGCATACTTGGAAGCTTCGCCAGTTCCAAGAATTGCTGCTAGAGCAGGATAATCATCAGCAAAATATCGAGCTCCATCACATTTCAGATATCCAGCAGGCAAATTTCTTGCGTTAACAGCATCAGTTGGGTCGCCATCATATTGCACAGGCCAAATAATAATTTGACCCGTGAGGTTACCATACTTAGCTCTTTCTTTTGAGTAAAATGCAGGCATTAGTACGCTTTGATGATGAATGTCATAGTGACACTAGGTTGTGTAGTATCACATGTAATATTTAGAGCATCTTCTAGACTATCTGCCGAAAGTGATGATCCATCTGCATCATTTGCTGTGTGTGATGGTGGACTTGCCATCGATCCAATAGTCTGAGAAATTTCAAAACTTCCGTGGTTGTGTGATCTAAATGTTTGCTCCGTTGGATCTTTACCATCTGCGGCAGTGTTAAGAGAACCTGGCCAGGATCCATGTCTAAATGCAACATCAATTGTTCCAGAATTTTTAGCAGGAAGATTCAATGTGATTTGATAAATTGGTGCTGCTTCTGTACCAACATTTTCGACAACTTGAACCATTGTTCCTTCACGGAAGTAGTGATATTTGTTGTCAAGTATAACAGTGGTGACATACATTAAAGGAGTGATCCTATCATACTGATACCAACTCTCTCCACCAACTGTATACAGTCTTCTAATATCTGTGCCAGCTGGTAATGTGATCGTAGAACTTTCAGCAGTTAGGGTTACACCAGACACAGAGAATACTGGTGCTGTCTCTGGGTTATCGACCAGACCATCTGCTCTAATTGGAGATCCAGTATTATATCCAAAGAAATTTGGTCTGGATCTAGTTTCCATTGGTCTTGGAAAATATCCAGTGTGAGCAGGTGTTTTGTGTGTATCAACTGGTACAGTATCAATGATTTGATCAGTATTGCCGCGGCCAAAAATTGTTTGTGTATATGTTTGAGATGCTTGACCAGTACCACCACCCAACTGTTCTCTATCTGTTGTTGTCCAGTTATCTTCACCAGCAGGGACAAATCCCCAATAATTTTTTCCAGAACTATCGTTAATAAATTCCTGAAAGTAATCACATCGTGGAAGTGTGTGCTCTTTGAATGCATCACCATAGAATGTACAAACCATAGCACCCTGTTGCCAAGATGTTGGTTCAGCGTCTGCATTTTCACAAGTGTTTGGACCTTCAGTTTGATTACATAGACCAGTAGATGCTTCACCAGTCATATTAATGCCAGCATCAGTTCTGAATGTCATAGGTCCAGAAGCATTTGGGTTTACAGACCCAAGTGAATCACTGTGACCATGAGATGGCATATGGTTGATGCCTAGCTTTCTGTTGAGGGTGTGTACTGTCTCAAGAAAATCTGGTGCTGTTAGTGTAATGTTATCAAATTTAAAATATAAATTACCAGCTAAGTTGAGATTGAAATCAATATCAGCAGTTGCCTGATATGTTGTGTTAATAGAGACAGTCTCACCGAAGTCAACAATTAGATCACCAAGTGTATTTCCTTCTGTGTCATATGCAGCATTGGCAGGATCACTTTGACCCATTTGATATGTCGGATCATCTAGATATGATCTTTCGAGATCCATCAACACACCATTAGACAACTGTGGTAATTTAAATGTTGCTTCAGTTCCAACATATGGAAACTCAATATAGTTTCCACCGTTATCAGTCATAGTACCACCATATCCATCACCAAGTGCTGCCGCCAATAATGGATAATCTTCAGCTCTTAGTGTCTGTCCAGTACATGTAATCCAACCTTTAGGGATATTGGACTCTAAGAATCCAGTACCCCCGTCTCCTCCCCAGGGCATGATGGTGCCAATTTTGGCAGCCCTCATGGTCTTTAGTGAATCGTATCTTACTGTCATCTTTCTTAGATCAGAGTTCCATCAACCACCAACCGCGCAGTGATGGTGGAATAGTTCTTGCGTTAGGAGATCCTTCAATGTCAGTTGCGCCAGCATATACAAGACCGAACGATGCGTTTCTGGACTGAATAACCAGTTCTCCAGAATCCCATGCGGTGGTCAGTGTTTGACCAGAACCAGCACCAACTCTAGATCCAGTGCTATCACCTTGAATTGGAGTAGCAATGTTATTAATCTTCAGTGCTCTGATGATCAAGCTAGTGTTGTATGTCAGGTTACCACTGAGTTCAATGAATCTAATCATGTCACCTGTCTGTGCATTATCTGGTAGATAGAGAACCATGTTGCTACCAGAAGAAGCATTGACTAGATAGTTGTTATTGACTTGTAGTGCATTATCTTGCTGCTGACCAATACCAGTTGTAGGATCAAATGCAACATAGGTCTGTCTTCTACCACCGTTACCTGTCCAGTATTTCTCAATGCCGAACGAATCGATAGCGTTGTTGTGATAGATTCTAAAGTCTTTAGCACCCTCAGTACCACCCTGACCAGCAGATCCTAGGTTATCAATGTGGAACATGACTTGAGATGCGCTCTCATCCTCACGAACCTCACCCTTCTGATAGAAGGTCTGACCCATCGAAAGATTTCCTTCGCGGTTAGTAACACGGAAAGATTCTTCAGTAGAGCAAATGCCATTCATCTGGCAATCATCATAATAAACTCTGAGGTCACCGTAGAATGTACCACCACCCTTGAGTGTTAGTCCATTAGTTCCAGTTGTTGGATCTTCAATAGAACCATCACCAGCGTGACCGTCATCGTTAGCGATAGAAAGAACCAGAGTCTTACCATCAGAACCATACATTCTGAAGGCACCACTGTATACAGTCAGATCATCATAGATCTTTGTCTTACCACCATTGAACAGTTTGACTGGTTCAGTTGCAAGTGTATTGGGGTATCTAATCTGCTTAGGTAGTTTGATAGCATAGAAGATATCGAGAGAACCATCAACACTATCAGCAACGAAGAATTCGGTGCCGATTCTCATCATCGTGAAGTAATCTAGTTTTGGAGAAATTAGATCAGCATTACGCAGAGTAAGTTCTAGTCTGATGTCACTGGTGTTAGGAGTGCGTGCTCTGCGTGCAGCAGCACGCTCACTTTGTGTACCAGGAAGATCATGTAGAAGAGTTGTTGTTTCAGCATACTTCTCAAGTTTGACAACCTGAGTTCCACCAGAAAAGTCTTGTGCAGTTGTACCTTCAACACCTCTACCACCACTGGGGTATCCTGCATTTGAACCAGTTGGCAGAATCAGATCGCCATTCAGTTCATAAGGATTATCTGTGATTTGAATGATTTCAATCTGAGATCCAGTTACATAGATAGCAACCAGATCGCCAACCATAAATGCATCTAGATTGGATTGAATCTTAATGTTGGTATCTGCTGCAACAATAGCACCATCCAGAGTGGTAACAGGACCATCAGATAGTTCAGACTGAGGATCAAATCTATAGACAACACACTCATCAACATCAGCAGTATATGCAGCAGGCGATGTACCAAACTGTTCTGCTAGGAAGAATACAGTACCGTGATTATTACCGATATTTGTATCACCTGTGCAAGTATCAACTTCAAATGTGGTGACAGGGTTTTCTGCACCATTTGTAATGGTTAGTTTATTATTTGTAGTAGAGTTCTGGAATGGTGTGGTGCAAGATCCATTGAGCAGTAGTCCACCCTTGATCTCAACATCACCCTTAGAATCAATCTTACCAGTTGTAGAATCTACCTCAAATACAACTTCCTCATTATCTGTGTCACAACCATTAACAATTTTGAGTTTCTTAGCAACTAGATCAAGAAGAGTATTAACCTTGAATACTTCACCCTGGTCATCAACACCATCACCTGCAGGTGTACCATCCTCACGATCAACGATGATGTAATCACCGATGTCAATGCTGCCACCAAATTGAGACAGATAGATATTTTCTTCAGTTCCTGCGCCATCAATGTATGTGGTAGTCCAAGTAGCATCAAACTGAACATTACACTTGTAGATAGGTGTATTGTCATTGTGATCGCTTCTAATCTGAGTGAATGTACCAAATGGTTTTCTCTCAACAATGATGTAGTATGGAGCAACATTAATTCTAGGTGTGCTTACAACACGAACGAATTCAGGATGCTTAATTCCGCCACTATCATCAGTATCAATCAGTAGGATATCATTCTCAGTGAAGTATGGATTGCCTTGAGCATCATATGGACGATTCTTAATTGGTAGATAGTATTCGCTACCAGTTAGAGCAGGTAGAACCTGAGGTTCAATCAGTGGTGTGCCACCGATAGTGGTGACCTCGTTCTGGAATACAGAACCACCCCAATCACCAGTACCAGCAGTATCAACTTCGTTGTAAACCTGATCAGTTTCTAGAACTCTCAGAACATCGATGATGTCCGTATTAGCATTGAATAGGTTGTTGCCAAGATCGCCAGTGTTGTGTGCAAATGCAACCGAACCCATTTGTGCTCTGAAAGCAGTGAAGGAGTACGATGCAAATCCACCACATAGTGTGATATCAGCGTTAAATCTAGCAGTAGAATCAACAACTAGGTTGTTTCTAATTTTAGTTGTACCACCCTGACCTGCAATGTTGATCTCAGATGCGTTAGTTGCAAACTGTAGTTTAACAGTAGCAGAGTTGCCAGAGAAGAATTCAACTTCACCTGCAGTAGATGTCAACCTAACGGTGTCATTCAGTCCGCGTCTGGTGCCAAGTTGCATGTCACCAGATACCTTCAGAGACTTAGTATCAATCTGAGTGAATGATAAAGACTCGTTGTTGTTGTATGCACCACCAATGGTGATCTTCGAGATGTTAGTTGATGTATCTGGTGTATTGCCAATCCAGATATTGCTGTGCAGGGATGAATTGCCAACATAGATGAACTGATCATCTGTACTGGTATTCAGAATATTTGCTGTTCCAGCATAATTAGCAAGGTTTAAAGTACCAGCAAAAGTAGAATCAGTTACTAGGTTGAAGATACCAGATGTGATGTCTGTTCTAACTTCAGCAGTGTTAGCACCACCGCCACCATTAACTTCAATATCCTGTTGGAATCTAGCATCATCAGTGAATCTAGATAGTCCATCAACAACCAGTGCTCTGTCTAGTTCAGCATTGGTTACATTGATACCAACACGACCATTATCAGCAGTAGAGACACGCAGAGTTGCCTCATTTGCTGGGTTGTATGCATCGCCACCGACCATAAGTGCATCGGTGCGGTCTTGTAGAGTTCTCTGTGCAAAGATAGAATGTGAACCGTAGTCAGTTACCTTCTTACCAGAGATGAATGCTGTACCAACAACATCCAAGTTTGCACGAGGCTCAGTATTAGCATCGGTGTAATTAGTTTCGTAAGAATCTCTATCAGATCTTGCGACGGTGTTAACACCGAGTCTGTAATCACCGATGCTAGCAGTCCAAGTTCTCAGTGCTTCAGCGCCAATGACACCAAATTCTTTCCAGTTGGAGTTAGAGAACTCAAGTCTTACATTTGCATTTGCTGTGACTTCATCTGCCCAGAGTCTGGGGTTATCACCCTGAACACTGTTCTTGACAGAAGTAATAGCAAACTGTACTGTATTTGCTCCACCATTAAATCCGTTAGCAATAACTTGCCAGGTTCCATCCAATTGGCTATCGGTCATGCCACTGATTCTGATCTCAGAACCATCTGTGATGCCGATTAGATCGTTAGTTAGAGATCCTGCCCACTCAAGAGTAACAATGTTAGTATTGTTAAATGTGAGGGAGTAGATGTTCAGGTTGCCAACTTCAGTGAAGAAGTTTGCATAGATCCAACCAAGAGATGCACTCTGACCGACAGACTCACCCTTGAGCAACATGTCTCCTGCGAATGGAGAACCAGCAGAACCATACTGTACAATCTGTGCAGCATTGAATGCTCCTGTCTGATCAGGAGTCATGTTCGATGGTGATGTACCAACGATATGTGTCTGGATCTTATAAGGTTGACCGTCTCTGCGACTATTGAACTGGAAAATTGCCGCAGAAATTTTATTGCGTGCAATGACAATATCGCCTTCAGTTTCGGTATTTCTCAACCATGCAGATCTATCAAGAGATCCATCATCAATAGCAGGATCAACGAACGAAGAGATCGTTAGTGCGTGCTCTCTTACACTACCAAGAACATTAATTAGAACTGGGGAGTTGAATGTGCTGCGACGATCCTGTGCTTCACCACCATTGACGGTGATGTATTCATTGAATGTAACAGGTGTGTCGAAGGTGGTAACGAGGTTACCTAGTGTCTCGTCATCATCGGCAGAATCAACCAACTGTGCAGACTCTAGGAACTCTTCCTGACCAGTGATAGCATCGATCTTACGGTTACCAATGTAGAGGTCACCATTGGAGTTTAGACCAGTGTAGAATACAATACCACCGTCTTGCTTCTTAGACTGTGCATAGAAGTCTTGTGTCGCTGTTAGAACGACTTCCTGACGCGCTGGGAGACCTGTGGAGTAGTTACCAGGACCGAAACCAAGGTATTCAAATGTGTGGTTACCAGCACGAGCAATAGATGGTCTACGAAGTTCGATGTAGTATTTCTGATCAGAAACAACTGTGCTGTCACCAGCAATGGGGATAGTTCTGTCTTCAGATCCAGATGCTGCATTACCCTTCTGTGCAATGAGTCTGTTATCAACAGTAGAACTTACTTGAGTATAGCTATTGTTGCTAAATGCTGGTGTGTTGAGGAGGTCAACCATTGCCTCCTTAGTCATCGAACCCTTAAAGTCGTTGACTCTTACCAAACCATGTACATAGTTGTCAGCAGCAGAGTATGTCTGTGGTGGATCAACTAATGTAGCATCCAGTTGCTTATACCACAGAGGATCGTTCTTATAGTTAAGAGGATATAGTTTGCTGATAGGTTGAGAGAACTTCAGATTACGGAAGTTGCCTAGGTTACCAGCACCTTGTGGCAGTGGAGAAATATTACCACGAACTGCGGTTAGATAGTAGATACCATCTTGCTGACCGAAGATACGACGCTGAATCTCTTCAACATCAAAGATGTAGAAGGTATCATCAATAACGCCAGTGTCCTTGACAGACTCGATGTAGTATTGAATACCAGCATCGTCTTCAACAATATCACCAGGAGTAACAGTGTATACTGGAGCACCATTCTGTCTGTAATAGTATTCTGGATATCCTTTAGCGATTAGATCTTTGATGTAGAGAGACTTACCAAAGTCTTGGTCTGCTAGTAGATCGGAGAATGCAGCACCTTGAGCAACTCTGATGTTCTCAATGTCACTGTAATCAAGGTCACCAACTACGCCCTTGAGGATCATATACCAGTCAGATGTTCCAGGAACATTTGTAATAGCATGTAGATAACCATAACCAGAAGAATTACCAAACCACTCAACACGGTTAACTGCATCAGAAGACTGAGTTCTATCAGCAACAAAGTTGCCACCCTGTGGTGCGGTAACCTTGATTGTAGTGAATGTCTCATTGATGAGAGCAGTGTTAGTGATCTCAGGGTTAATAACTGTCAGTTCTAGATAGTCATTACCATCTGTTGCATCAGTAAAATATCTACCAGACTCAATAGTCATGGAGACATAGTTCTGTGTCTGAATGACCTTAGCATATTGTGTGCTACCGATCAAATCCTTTCTGTAAGGATCATATGCTACCTCATCATTAAGGCTGAGGTTGATAAAATCTTCCTTAGTATATCCGATTGCTTCATTTGCCTGTACAGGGTTGAAGAATCTTGCCTTAGTTACAGTACCAGTTACTGGTTTCAGTACCAGTTTTTGTGGTACTAGTTTTCTAGTTTCGTCAGTTCTAGTCTTAATGATGAATCCATTGATGGGATCACGGACAGACTGAAGATACTTAGGAATAACATAACGCAAACGATAGATTCTGTCAAGTGCATCACGCTCATCCTTAACACGCTCAAAGTAAGAGTCGTTTGTCTTATCAATACCGTCAGCATATTCTCTGAGTCGTGGAATGATCTGATCAGTGCCGTTGTCATTTTCGACCTGTAGATACCACTTACCATAAATCGCTGGAGCAGTACCAGGATTCTGATAAGATGGATCAAACTTCATAGGCGACTCGCGCTTGTTAGCGAAGACGCTGAAGTCATATGTTCCAGGTTGGAATGTGATTGGATTTACACCCGCTTCAGCGTCGCCCTTTGTCTTGTGAATTGTAAATACTTTTTCGTTGATGTAACGAGCAAAGAAGAATACATTGTTCAGAATTCTACCATTGCCATCAGCAACAGTTGGATCAGAAGCAAATGCAGATCCTACTAGAGGAAGAGCACCGCCTTCATTTTCTCTGAAGAATACTGTGTGACCTTCGATGTTTGCAAATGGTACATCAAAGATGTGTGGTACATCTGTTCTAATGTTAGTGTTGCTAACTCCATCAAGTACACAAGAATACTGGTGGAGGTCATAGTTATCATCAAGAACGAAGTTATAGATATCGATCTCAATATCAGGATTGATATCCTCAACCTCAGCAGAGTGGATGTAGATACCAGCAGCAGCATTCTCTTTGCTGCTTGCAAGCATAATCTTGGTTTGATCGGAACCATCAAATGCACCAACAGAAGAATAATCTTCTGGTTTAGTTTGTCTGCCAGGAGCAATTACATAATACTTCTCATTGGTTTCGAAACCATTTGGCAGACGAATAAGACGCTTGTCAACATCTACATACTGGTTGGTTACAGTGTCATAGCGTGGGCGAGGTACAAGTCTAACTGCTGTTCCCGTCTCTAGATTGTGTGGATTAGCACCATTATTGTTCAGTGTCCAAACTGTTGCTCTGGAAGCAAGTTCAGTTGTCAACTGAGATGGTTCGTTACGAGCAACAGATCCCAGACCAGTCTGAATAATGGTAGAGATGTTAGCAAAATACTGACGGATAGTAGATGCCTGGTCAACACACTCAGGATATGTGGTATGCTGAGTGATTGTCTCATCAACAGTAGGAACAGTACCGCTGTATACACCAGTATCTAGTGTGAAGTACAGATAAGCATTTGTGCTGGTGGAATTAGCATTAATCGATGGACCAAACTCCAGACCGAGAGGAACTGGATCTCTGCTAACACTATCAATGAATCCAGGATTCTGGATAGTATCAGTTAGAATCTTGAATAGAGTTGTGATAGTCGATGCAACATTCTGACAGGAGCCATTAGAGACTGTGCGATCAATAGAAGATAGAGATGCTGGGTTAGATACAGCATCCTCAACAATCTTGAACAGTGTATTGATTGTAGTTCTAACATCTTCACAAGAACCAACAGAAGGAGTCTTAACAATGTTATAGAGATTAGTATTGCCAGCAATAACATCAGTTACAAACTGAGTCAAAGTATTGATAGCAGACCTAGTATCTTCACAGGAACCAACTGAAACAGTTCTAGTTACAAGTGCGAGAGATGCATTGTTAGCAACTGCATTAGTGACGATAGTAGTCAGAGTTGTAATAGTAGATCTTACATCCTCACAAGATCCCTGAGAGAATGTACGAGGTACACTGTATAGAGTGGTTGGAGTTGTAACAGTGTTGGTAAGAAGCAGGATCAAAGATGTGATTGCTGCTGCTTCATTCTGACATGTGGGGTTAGTAGTATCAACAGTGATGGTGAGATCCTTAACCTGGGTTAGAGTTGTATAACCACCAACAGTAACATCAATGTTTCTCATGACTTCAATCATGATGTCACGAGCATGATTAAATGCCTGTACAGTCTGTAGTTCTTCGTTTATAACATGAGCACCAGTTGCATACAGGTTTGCAGCATCCCAAGTTCTGTCATTACCACCATATGCTAGGTTATGTGCAACAACTTCGATAACATCCATGATGTCATCTGTGCAGTTCTGAGTGCCACCAGGGACAGCAAATCCCGTGTTCGCTGTTAGCATTCTACCAACAGCAATCTCTGCGATAAACTGTTTGTTAGCAAGAATTAGATTCTTAGCATCTGCTGCCTTGTCATTGACAGGAGTTGGTTCGTTGTAGGTGATTGTCTCATCCTTAACTTGAGTTAGACCATGAGAACCCATAACCAGGACGGATTCGTTTCTCATGATCTGAACCATCAGATCTCTAGCAGCTTCAAAACACTGATTAGTTTGATTCTCTTCATTGGCAACATGAGCACCCTGTACATATAGGTTTGCCATGTCCCAGGTACGATCATTACCACCATATGCAGTGTTGTAGGTTACTTCCTCAACAAAGTCCATGATGTCATCGATGCAATCCTGTGGATTACCAGTTGGACTGGTGAAACCAGGATTCTGTGCGAGCATTCTATCATATGCTTCAGCACCAATGAATGCCTTATTCTGCAGGATTAGATCACGAGCATCACCACCACGATCGGTTACAGGATCAGGGAGGTCGTAGGTGATACTTTGATCGAAGGTTTGAGTTAGACCATGAGATCCTACAACTAGGATTCTCTGGTTCCTCATTGCCTCAACCATCATGTCACGGGCATGATTGAAACACTCAATAGTTTCAGTCTCTTCACCAGCAACATGAGCACCCTGTACATAGAGATCTGCCATTTCCCAGACTCTATCGTTACCACCGTATGCTAGGTTGTAAGATACTTCTTCGATAAAATCAGCAATGTCATCGATGCAATCCTGTGGATTACCAGTTGGAGTGGTGAAACCAGGGTTGGCTGCTAGCATTCTAGCATATGCCTCATTAGCAATGAGGTTCTTGTTAGCAACGATTACATTTCGTGCATCACCACCACGATCAGTTACAGAGTCGGGCTCTTCATAGATAATAGTATTGTCGGTTGTTTGTGTCAGTCCATGAGATCCAGTAATTAGAATTCTCTGGTTTCTCATAGCTTGAGCAGCCATGATCTTTGCCTGATCAAAGACATACAGAGTCTCTAATTCCTCACCAGATACATGTGCTCCAGTGACATAGGAATATGCTGCATCCCAAGTCTTATCGTTGCCACCGTATGCAGTGTTGTCTGCAACAGCTTCTAGTAGATCAACTACATCATCGATGCAGTTCTGATTACCACCAGGAATAGAGAATGCAGGATACTTTTGCAGCATTCTTTCAACTGCTTCATTTGCAATCAAATTCTTATTAGCAAGAATAAGATCACGAGCATCACCATTACGGTCATTTACCAGTTCTGGTTGCTCATAAATGATGGTTAAATCTTTCTGCTGTGTTAAACCATGTGTGCCGAATACAAATACATCTTCGTTACGCATGACCTGAATTGCCATGTCTCTGGCATATTCAAACACACGGACAGATTCTGCCTCTTCACCAGCAATGTGTGCGCCAGTTTCATACAGATATGCTGCATCCCAAACTGCTTCGTTACCACCATAAGCAGTATTCTCAGCAACTGCTTCCAGGACATCGACAACATCATCGATGCAATTCTGATCTCCGTTTGGAACAGAGAATCCAGGGAAGTCAAGATGCATTCTCGCCACTGCCTCAGCAGCGATAAAGTTTTTGTTAGCGAGAATTTGATTGCGGGCATCACCATTGCGATCTGCAACTAGTTTCTTAGTAGAATAAGTTGCCTTCTGACCTAGTTCGATCTCAGTAGCACTAACAACACGCTTAACATATGTGTCGTTAGGAATAACTGGAGATGCAGGGCGAGTTGCACCATTGTTTAGCTTACCATCAGTGAACTGAGAGGGATCGTAGTCAGCGACTACCATACCCTGAACGACACCAGAGGTATCACCGATGTCTACAATTGCAGAAGATGCAGTTGTAGACGCTCCTGTACGCAGATAGGAGAAATTACGCATTGCTGCGATTGCCAAGTCTCTAGCATAGTCATAACCTTCTAGAGTTTCTGTTAGTTCACCCGTGATATAGGACAGACTGTTGCCAACATAATATGCTTCTGCTGCTTGAATGGTATTGATATTGCCACCAAGTCTCAAGTCTTGTACAGTAGCATCAATTAGATAACCGATGTCACGACGGCACTTCTCAATAGTAATGCCTTGCTTGTCTAACAGGTATGGATACTTGTTAGTGATATAACCATATGCTTCTTCAGCAATAAAGGTTTTGTTGTCTTCGATTCTATCTGCAGCGTCAAGATTCTTATGGTTGATGGTGACGCCAGCTGGGTTTAGAATATCTGCAGATGCAGTAAACTTCTTAAATCCATTTGGAGATAAAGTTGCTTCGAAGATATTGCTGCCGCCAGCAGTTCTAGGAATCAGTTTAACATATAGTTTTTCGTCAGATCTAGCACCAAGTCTGAATCCATCAATAGATGCAGCAGGACGAACACTAGGATCGTAACCCTCGTCGTCACCAAGATAGATCTTAGTCTGATCAGTTGCAGTGTTGCGGTTCTTTGTCGCAGGAATATCAAGAGTATAGTATGCAGAACGCTTGATATTGCCAGAGGTTGTATCAACAACTTGTGGTGGAATGATGTCGGTGACATAACCACCCTTATCCTGACTGAATGCAAATCCTTTATGACCGATTGCGTGCAGAGAGGTGTTACCGAAGTTAGAGTTAGAGTTGGTGATCGACATGTCACCACCACTTTCCATCAGGAAGTGATCAGCGAAACCAACAGCGAAGATCGAAACGTTCTGAATGAATGCATCTTCAGATGCACGGACATGGAAGTTTCTCCAGTCATCCTTCCAGTATGCATCACCCTTGGTGTGGTAAGGAACAGTTGCAAATGCGTCTGCTAGAGATGCTTGGTTCCAAGTATTGGTATATTCGTCGTAACGGATGAATGCACGGTCATCCTTCTGCAGAGACACACCAGTGTACTGCGCGATAACCATCGACTTAAAGCCTGTTGCCTTAAGACCGTTTGCCCAGATACCACAAATACCCCAGGTAGAACGGATGGAGCAGTTGAAGACATATGGAGATGCAGACTCAACAGAGTCAACCTCTGCCTTAACAATAGCGTTAGCACTTAAACCATTCTGTGCTGTATAGGTTGTGCCGCTAACGAGACTTGCACCAGTTCCAAGAGCAGCAACAGTTCCAGGAATCTTATAGGTAAACTTACGCTGATCTACAAGGTCAATGCTATCAATAGCAAATGCACCGTTAAGTTGATCATCTAGACCGTTGTTCTCAATAGCAACGAACTGGTTCTTAAAGTAACCATGGTTGACTTTAGAAGTAACCTCAACACTGATAGTACCAGCAGGACTGGAGTCTGTCAGTTTGATACTCTCAATAGAGCGGAAGTCGGATAGAGGACCAACAATTCTGGTTTCTTGAATTCTATCACTGAATTCACCAGGATCGTCAATTGTTGGTTGATATTGCGAAAATGCCTTAGCAATCTTTTGATAGTACAGACCTAGTTCTTCTTTGTCTGCATATTCAAAGACAGTTAGTTTGTGGTGAGAGAAGTTTGGTACTGCCTTTGCAGTCCAATCACCATTCTGATAGTAGACTTTACCGATACCATCTGTCTTGTCATACAGTGGAGATGCTGGTTCTAGGTCACCGTCCTTAATAGTGAACTGCCAGAAGTAGCAACCACCAGTTACATTAAAGATAGCAGATCTTTTTTCAAGTCTATCTGCAGGATCAGGAACATACAGAGGACGAACAACAGTTCTACGAAGGTCATAACCAACGAGGGATGAACCTCTAGGTAGGATAGCACCACCCTCAGTGTTGTTGAAAAGATATAATACGTTATTAGGATCAGAAATATCCAAGTTGGACTTATCGGTCCATAGATTCATCGCCTGATCAAAGGCGAAAGGATCGATACCATTAGTGTCTTGGATGCCAGGGCGGTTATCAATATAGTGATTACCAGGCATCAGCATGATGCTGAACTGATCGAATCGATCGTTGTCAGGACCAGGCAGATATGAATACCTAGCAACTTCTAAGAAAGCACGCTGAATAGACTTGAATGGTCTAATTGGGGAGTTACCCCTATTGTTCAGTTCATCTGTAGCGTTAAAGTCGTCTGGAGACACATACAGATACTTACCAGTCTTAGAACTGATAAGATTATCAAGCCTAGTCAAAGCCATATTTCCAACCGCGTATGGTATAGTTCCGATCTCAGATTATTTATACCATTTAAACTCCCCTTCCTGGGATCGAACCAGGGACCAAACGATTAACAGTCGTTCGCTCTACCGCTGAGCTAAAGAGGAATGTATGAAGGGCGCTGTTTCTAAAATACAGACCTTTGGTATTCCCTTCAATGGAGAATAGGAGACTCGAACTCCTGACAGCCTGCTTGCAAAGCAGGTGCTCTACCAACTGAGCTAATTCCCCAAAAGGGGCATTCCACCCCTAATGAGTCATTTGGTTAAGAAGGATGACTTATCCCCCATCTCCCCTTCAGGCAGCAACGGTGCTGCGGGAGAATGCAACGATGTTATTCGCTGCGGTGTCAGATGTGTTTGCATCTATTGGGTGCTTATCCAAGCAGGTTTCAGTCACGCTCCTTATACCCCGTCGAAACCATGGCACCCCCTCGCATGGAGGTGAGGGGAATCGAACCCCTGTCCGAAATGTAGGTGGCGTCACCTATTCTCTCAAAAGAGAGAAAGCCACAAGTCGGACTTGAACCGACGACCTACGGTTTACAAAACCGTTGCTCTATCCAGCTGAGCTATAGT